AATGAAAAAAAATAAAATGTCTCCAACAAGCGATAAAAAAAATCCTAAAATGAATAGTATGATGAAACAAGCTCAAAAAAATTATACGGGTAGTTATATTTCTGGAAGTTTAGGCGGAGTGAAAGTATCTAACAAAAGCTACAAAAAATATTACGGGGATAAAGTTGATGTCTAGAAACGATTACGGATTAAGATTTGGTGAACAAAAACAATATTTTGGAAATTTTCCTGATGGTAGAAAAGCTATGGCTGATGGTGGTTCAGCTAAAGGCAAAATGCCAGCAAGAAATAAAAAGAACTTTAGACCTACAAAGTCTGGAGCAGGTATGACTAAAGCCGGTGTCAAAGCCTATAGAAGATTAAATCCCGGTTCTAAACTAAAAACAGCCGTGACTGGAAAAGTGAAGCCAGGATCAAAAGCTGCCAAACGCAGAAAATCTTTCTGTGCAAGATCACTAGGACAAATGAAAAAATTCCCTAAAGCAGCAAAAGATCCAAACTCTAGACTACGTCAGGCTAGAAGGAGATGGAAATGTTAAAGAAAAAAAGAACAATTAAAAAAGTCATGAAAGGTTTACAAAAAGCCTCAAAGACACACGCTGCACAAGCTAAAGCTTTAAAGGGAGTTATAAATGCGAAGAAAAAGAGATCCTAAAGTAGGCACTGGTAAAAAACCAAAAGGCTCAGATAGAAGACTGTACACGGATGAGAATCCTAAAGATACAGTTAAAATAAAATTTGCAACACCTGCAGATGCAAGAGCAACTGTTGCAAAAGTAAAAAAAGTAAACAAACCATTTGCACGAAAGATACAAATACTCACAGTCATGGAGCAAAGAGCTAAAGTCATGGGTAAAAACAAAGTTGTGCAGATAGCAAAGAAAGGTAAGGATGCAATTAGAAACCGTAATAAACAAACTACTTAGATACATATCTAGACGTACAGACGAATTATCTGTTGCTGTAACGTCAGGAGGTATTGACAGTATGGAAAAATACAACTATATAATAGGACAAATAACAGCCCTAGAGGCAACTAAACAGGAACTCTCTAACCTGCTAGAAGATAAGGAGCAACATGGAACAGTCATCGAAATCAATAAAACTACCGAATAAAAAACTGGTGGGTCTCAAAAAAGAAAAAGATCTAACAAAAGAAGATTCAAACAAACTACCACAGCCAACTGGTTGGAGGTTGTTAGTTTTACCTTTCAAGATGAAAGAGAAAACTAAAGGCGGTTTAATAATCGCCGAGTCAGCCTTAGAGAGACAACAAGTTGCATCGCAATGTGGTTTAGTTTTAAGAATGGGTCCAGATTGTTACAAGGACAAGGATAGATATCCTGATGGTCCTTGGTGCAAAGAAGGGGAATGGGTAATGTTTGCCCGTTATGCTGGCTCAAGAATAAAGATAGAAGGTGGAGAGATACGTCTGCTAAACGACGATGAAGTTTTAGCAACCATCAAGAATCCAGAGGATATCTTGCATGAATATTAACATCATAGGAGGAAACTATGCCAAAAGAAGAAAAAACAGTAGATATAGATACATCTGGTGAAGGTGCTGAAATATCTATTGAAGAGCAAAAAGACGAATCGGTTGTAGAAACCGAAACGCCTAAACAAGAAGCAGAAGCCCCTAAAGACGAACCAGTAGAAACGAAACAAGAAGAAACCAAAGAAGAACCAAAAAAAGAAGATGAAAAACTTGAAGAATACAGTAAAGGTGTTCAGTCTAGAATTGCAAAACTTACGCGTAAAATGCGTGAAGCTGAAAGGCAAAGAGATGCAGCTACTGAATACGCGAAATCAGTTGAAGAAAAAAGACAAGCTTTAGAAAAAAAGTTTGATAAGACTGATCAACAGTATATCAAAAAGTTTGAAACAAGTATCACAGCTGGTTTAGAAGCAGCACAAAAAGAACTTGCTGTAGCTATAGAAGCAGGTGATGCTAAAGCACAAGTTGAAGCTAATAAAAGAATTGCTACACTTGCATTTGAAAATGCAAAACTAGAGCAAAGTAAAGAAGCTAGAACAACAGCTTCTACTGGAGGAGAAATATCAAAACCTTCAGAAGCTCCTAGTCAGCCAACAACACCGGCTGAACCTAGCGATCCGATGGCTGAAGCTTGGGCATCTAAAAACACATGGTTTGGTAAAGATAGAGCCATGACATACACAGCGTTCGAAATTCATAAGGATTTAGTCGAAAAAGAAGGTTACGACTCTAATTCTGATGAATATTATGCAGAAATCGATAAAAGAATCCGTGTTGACTTTCCGCATAAATTTGCTAAAACAGATAGTAAACAAACGACCGACCCCGTTCAGACGGTGGCTTCAGCGAAAAGAAGTGTAAGACCCGGTCGCAAAACTGTGAAACTCACATCATCACAGGTAGCAATCGCTAAAAAATTAGGTGTGCCACTCGAAGAGTACGCAAAACAAATAAAAAACACGGGAGGAGCGTAAAATGGAAAAAGAAAACAAAACGTCTCGTGCGAGCCAGACACGGTCAAAATCTGAAAGACCAAAAGTGTGGGTTCCACCTTCATCTCTAGATGCACCCCCTGCACCTGATGGATTCAGGTACAGATGGATAAGAGCCGAAGTTACAGGCTTTCAAGATACGAAGAACATAACTGGACGAATTAGAGAAGGTTATGAACTTGTTCGTGCCGAGGAAGTAGAAAACGCAAGCGATTATCCTGTTCTCGAAGACGGGAAATACAAGGGAGTGATTGGGGTTGGAGGCCTTCTACTTGCGAAGGTACCAGTCGAGATCGCGAAGCAGAGACAAAACTATATGACTAATCGTCATAAAGATAGAAGCGAAGCCGTAGAAAACGATCTAATGAAGGAGCAAGATGAGAGGATGCCTATCAATATTGATAGACAATCTCGTGTAACCTTCGGTGGTACAAAGAAATAATATTATTTCGTGGGTTAATCCCTATCATCGAATTAACGTTAACCATTATTGGAATAGGAGAAAACTATGGCAAACAAAAACACACAAGGTTTTGGACTTATCCCAGCTGGAAGATTAGGTGGTGGACCATCTATCCAAGGTCAAGGAAAATACAAAATCGATGCTGGCCACAGCACAACTATTTACAATGGTGAAACTGTCAAGATCTCAAGCGGTTATGTAGTAGGCGGAAACGGCTCTGCTGCAAATATCGTAGGTGTTTTGAACGGAATTTTCTATAACGACGCTTCTACTTTGAAGCCGACTTTTGCTAATTTCTACAAAGCAACTATCACACCGGCGAACAGTGAAGACACAATAGCCTTTGTAGTAGACGACCCTTTCCAGCAATACGTAGTCGGAGCGGACGCAGCGACTGGAGTAACTACAATGTTAGAAACGTATGACATGAACACATCAGCTGGTAGCGATACCACTGGTAAATCATCGTCTACATTAGACATTGGAACAACTTCAGCGGACGGTAAACAGTTCAGATTGTTAAGATCAGCAGAGGATCCTGAAAATGAGGATGCTACTGCAGCTTTTGCATCTGTAGTTGTTGTATCGAACTTGAATTCGTTCAACGGCCACAATTAATAGGAGTATATAGACTATGGCAATATCACGATCACAGCTAGTTAAAGAACTAGAGCCGGGCCTAAATGCACTATTTGGGCTGGAATATAAAAGGTATGAAAATCAGCATGCTGAAATTTATACCGCAGAAAACAGTGACAGAGCTTTTGAAGAAGAAGTAATGTTATCTGGTTTCGCAAACGCACAAGTGAAAGCAGAAGGTGCAGGAGTCTCTTTTGACGAAGCACAAGAAACTTTCACAGCTAGATACACTCACGAGACAGTGGCTTTAGCATTTGCTATCACAGAAGAAGCTATCGAAGATAATCTCTACGACAGACTTGCTTCTAGATACACAAAAGCTTTAGCAAGATCTATGAGTAACGCTAAACAAGTAAAATCAGTAGAGCCTTTAATAAATGGTCTGCCTTCAACGGCTACATTTAAATCAGGTGATACAAAAGCCTTGTTTACAACGGACCACCCTACAGTAGCAGGTACTTTTTCAAATACCTTAACTACTCAGGCAGATCTTAACGAAACTTCATTAGAGCAGTCGTTAATCGACATTGCGGCTATTACTGATGAAAGAGGTCTTAGAGTTGCAGCTAGAGGAGTAAAAATGATTGTCCCTTCGGAGAATCAATTTACTGCTGAGAGATTGATGAAATCTCAAGGTAGAACTGGAACAGCTGACAATGATATCAACGCAATCGTATCTATGGGAATGATTCCTCAAGGTTATAGAGTGAATAATTACCTAACTGATAGTGATTCGTTTTACATCATTACAGACGTACCTAACGGTATGAAAATGTTCACAAGAGCTCCATTGACAACTGCAATGGAAGGTGACTTCGACACTGGAAACGTAAGATACAAAGCTAGAGAAAGATACTCATTTGGTGTATCTGACCCTAGAGGTATATTTGGCGTAGAAGGTGCGTAATTTGCACTAAAATTAAATTAAAAGGGGGCTTTCGGGCCCCCTTTTTTTATGATAGAAAGGAAGGAATCATGAAAACATTTCGCGTACAGATCCGAGCATATGGCTACTATGCTGATTTTAATCTTATGTCCGAGGACAGCTCAGAGGCCTTTGAAAATGCCCTAGTTGACAAACTAGGAGGAAATGGTATTGTATGGGAAAAAGATGGATTTAGTGATTCATCTAGAGTATGGATAACCTATGAGGAGACCATAGATGCAAATACAAGTCAGAGACCTTTACAAACAGAAGAGAAGTCTCGAGACAGAGTGGGCGGTGCATCAGCGTGATAACCAAAGATATACTTTGGACATGGTTAGAATTGACAAAAAAATTAGAGAAGTTGTCAATCAAATCAAGGAAGAAGAGGCTAAAATAGCCACTCTTTCTGGTAAAATAGAAGACGCTGCACCCGAAGTTTCTGTAGCTACTTAGTAAAAAGCTACATCTTGGATAAATTCAAACCAAAGCACAGGCTCTCTTGCACTCTTTAAA